GCTGAAATCAGGCTTCTGCAAGCTCACGAGCCATCACCAACAACTCACGCAAATGATACTCACTAACACCCAACGCCAACCGCATCTCAGACTTACGGCAACCATACTGCTCAGCCAACGCCAAATAAATCAACCGCATCTTCGACTCAATCAACCGCTGCTCAAAAGTCTCCGCATCCTGCAACTTACGCGCGCAAATGCTCAGAAACTCTAACGCGATCATCCTTTTCTGTTCCATGCCTCTTTCCCTTTCCTTTCGGTCATCTTATCTCGTGTGTTGCTTCCGGATTCCGATAGATTTCGCCCATCCGGCGTTCGGCGTCCCGCAGCGTACACGGAACACGCCTGTCACCTTCCAACCAGTGCCACCCGTCTTGATACCAAACCGGCACTGAACCGGGCGCATACGAACGGACAACCCACCTCGGTATAGACCAACCCTGCCTAATGCAAGCCTCGCGGAACTGCATTGAACTTGTGTCCATGAAATTGTGCACGCTGCACATAACCACCAAATGCTCTGGCTGGTCGAACTGGGCTGAACCGCCCATACCCCGCGACACCCGGTGCTGTATCGTCCACGCCCCACCACACGGCCACAACAACGCCCACGCCGACCCCGCAACAACACAACCACCATCACGATCATAAACACGCTGACGAACCTTCTCCACCTGCGCCTTAGACCGCTTACCAACACTCATGCTGACTCATTTCGGCGCGTTAGTTCCGCTGTTATCGCGTCCACCTGCGCTTGCCACGCCTCACGCTCCTCAACCGTCGAATACCGCGTTGACACAACACCACGCAACAACGTCGTCCGCATCGCCGTCAACTCATAAACACCCATCCGCTCAAACAACATCAAACCCCTCGTCAGTCTCAAAAATGCGAATCACAGACCGCGCACGATCCTTTGTCACATACACGCGCCGCGCCAAAACCACATTCACGTGCACGTCGTCCTCGTAGGCGATGCCGTTGAGGCTATCCAAAATTAGTTTGACCAGGTTATCCACGTCCTTGCGTGCCCGAGTCCCCTGAAAGAACGCCAGTTCCATCCCTACGCTCCCGGTGAACCCGTCGTGACCCGTAGCCTCAAACGCCTCCCTAACGCGCTTCTCAGCGTCCACAGTCGTCTTAGGTGTGTAGGTATGCCCCGTCTTTGTCATGCGCGGCCGAGCCTTCACCATCGGCTCACCGTCAACGGTAAACAGCACCGCGTTCACCGGGCCTTGCCGAACCATAGGCTCATAATTCCAGCCCGTAAACTCGTACGTCACCCGGCAACCCACCAGGCAAGCATCACGCCGCCCCAAATAAGCGCGCACACGAACGCGAGTTCCAATGCGAACCCAATAAATTTTCCTGCCAGTTTCCAATTAGTCATGGTTTCCTTTTTCCCATCATTAGTCGGTGTCTCTCAGTCGGGGACAAGCCACCCCAAATGCCATCTTTAAACTTGTTCTCTAGCGAGTATAAGAGGCAATCCTCCGAAACCCTGCAACCACCGCAGATGCGTTTTGCTTGTGCCACCCGCCAGAGACTATCGAGTTCCGGAAAAAACAACTCAGGATCAACCTCGACACAAGCCGCGTCGTCCATCCAGTGTGTGCTCACGCGCCCTCAGCCATGACCGACTTCAACACCGCCATATGAGCCATCAAAGACGAATCCAATTGCTTCACCTTCAACTTCACACGCCCATGCGCCGCCCGAGCAATCGAAGCCGCATCCCGTAGTTCCTGCGTGACCAAACGCGCTTGTGCTTTGCGTTCCTCAATGTTGCCCTCAGCGTTCAAAAAAGCTTGATCATAGGCGGCCTCATAATCACCCTCAGCACGCTCAGCCAACAACTCCGCCTCCTCGTGCGCTTGTGGGCCACGAGCTTGTTCACGGGTCAGCCCGAGAATAATCGTGCGGATTTCATCCGGAGTCACTTCTCCCACAACCAATCATTCTGCGATAGCCACGCTTTGTTTGCAGCCTCAGCTTTTGCCCTCGCCTGTTTTTCTTGCTCGATTCGTTGCCGAATAGCCTGACTTCGTGCAAGGGATTGCGCCTGTTTTTCCGTCAATTTTGCGTCAATTTCTACAACCCAGGCAGTGTCAGCATCAAATGACTCGTTTTGACGTTCTTGTCGCGCAAGTTTTCTAACTAACGATCCTTGCATCCACCGCCGGTTTCTATTCGCCGCCCGAGTCACTCAAACTCACCGCGAATCACACGAATCACATTAGCCATCAACCGCTTATCATCACCAAAGACAAGCGTGCGCCCATGCTTCTCCAACAACGCCACGATTCGTTCACGCTCCGCATCAGCAGCCTCCAACATACCCTGCCGGATACTCCCAAACGTCGTCGTCACCTCATCGTCATCTTTCCAATCGACGACCTCAAAAACTGTTCCGCCACCCGCCTCAATAGCCTCAGCCATGCCCGGCCTCAACGAACCAACCGCCGCATCCGAATTTTGCCACTTAGTCATCTTGTTGCTCCCACTCATCACTAATCCACTGCCCAGTCTGACACTTCGCACACCAATCCGTTTGCACACTCCACATTTGGCGGCAACTCGAACACTGCGAAAACATAAACAACGGCCTAGACACTGAGAGCCTTCTTTCGGTTATCAACCAGTTGCTTCACCTGTTCGTGGAAACCACCAGCCACAGCCTCATCCCAACGCGCCTTCAACTCATCCATCGTCATCGCCCCAGTAATCAACTCACGAAACCCCTCGGGCATCGCAACCGGCTTACCAGGTGCAACACCACGAGCAACCTTCTCCATCTCCTCACGAGACGTCCGCTTGTTACCCGAGAACCCAGCATTAGCCAACGCGCGACCAATGGCCGACGTTTCACAGTTCTCCAACGCACTCGTTTTGTTCGCGCCCATCGTCCCGTCAATCTCAAACGCAAACCCGGTAGCCTTCACCAAGTTCGCAGCCTGATCCGCTGACGACTCAAACACCATCGCCTGAACACGCCACACGCCCGACTCACGGTCAAACTGTGAAGTGTAATCGTGGGTGACAATGCGCCCGTCCGGGTGTGTTTCATAAAACCGCTTGATACGTTCCTCTACGGTTTCGTAATCCGCCAAATTGAAATTAGCCATTTTGCAGTTCCTCTCGTTCATCCCAACTTGCATACACGTTGATTTGTTGCACCTTCTCAGCCACAGCAACCAACTCTCTTATCAGCTTCTCATCACGCTCAACAACCTGACACTCAACATCAAACCCCGGCGCAAACCCACCAGGCGCATCAAGGCGCAACTCATACGCAAACACACACGACTCCGCATCAGTCACATACAACTGCCACTGAACCTGCCGCATATACAACGCACTGATTTTGTCTAACGGTTTGCCGGTTGTCTTGTACTCACCAATCACCTTGTGATCTAGCGACAGCCCGTCAGGTGTGGCCATCTGCCAACGGTCAGGCGACAACTTACCGCCCTTGCTAATCACCCACTCGTTAGGCATCACACCGTAGCGTTCTTTCACCACCTCAGCAATGTACGGTTCACGCTGGTTGCCCCAGTCCATGTACGCGTTTGGCGTGACCTCCTCGGGGTTCTCCATTTGCGCCACAACCTCAGCAAACCCAGCCGGAGTAAACGCACGAGCAACCATCGTCGCCGTCACCCCTTGTGACCGATGCCACAACCAAGCCTCACGATCCGAAGACCGAACCAGAAAACGGTCAACCTCAATCACAGCAACACCGCCAAAAACACTGCACCCAAACACACAGCCGCCAACACACCAGCAACCAGGGCAAGAATGTAATCCCGCAAATGACCTCTATCGTTGAAACTTGCCTTGAACCTACGCCACCACATCATGTTCTCCTCTCGTGACACCCAGACTCTACACACCACCGGGTACAACGTCAACAAAAAAGAAGAGGCCCCGGGCAGAAGAGGCAGACTACCCGGGGCAGCGCATGAGGGGAAAGGAATACCCGGCGCACTCAAATCATACAACAAAACGCCCCACCAATTCGGTGAGACGCCTTGTGTTTTAGTCCCTACTGGCAGGATTCACACTGGGTGGCTTCCGCGGGGTCAATCGGGCACACAGCCCCACCGACAACTTCAAACTCATTCATAATCACACCACCTTAGAATCAACAAATAACGCCCACAACGGGCAACCGGACAAGAAACCTATTTCTTGTTAGACGCGTTCGCAATCGCAATCGCACCAAACGGCGCGGCAAGATTACCAACCACCGCCAGAGCAATCGTCAACCAAGCAGGATTGTTTGCACCAATCGCAGAAAACGCAACAGCCACATTCGTGACCACCAGCGAAACGCCCGCATACACCGCATACGCGACCTTACGGCCCTTCACTGAAGGGATGATAACCCCCAGCGAATCCGTGGGCGCAGAAACGCTCACACGCTCAATCGGCACAATCTGATCCACCGGCACAGCGGGCACATCCGGAATCTTCCCCGAGTCAATATCTGAAATGTTCATCACTGTCCTAACTGCTCATACGTTTCGCAACGTCATCATTAACCGTTTTCGGGATAACCGAGAAACTCGGCGCAAGCTTCTTATCAACAGCCGTAGCAATCTCATCAGCGGTAGCCCCACCCGACGCCGGAATCTTCGCAATCTTGTCCAGAATCTCCAACTCGCGTGACCACGTCCGGTTCGGCAACGACGGCAACGCCTTCAACACCGCGGCAGAAACATCCATCAACGCAAGAAAGTTAATCAACTGTGCCTCAGTCTGCACAACCACAATATTCCCCAGCGCAGACTGCACCACAACCTCACCGGCATCAAACCAGTTCGTCTGACGAATATAACCAGGCGCAACAATGTAACGGCCACCAGTAGCGTTACAACCAACCCAAACCATGCCGTGTTTCCGTTTCTTCGAGTAATTCTTAGGCTTGTAATCAACTGTAGGCGTTCCATGAGCGACCATGTGCCATGACTCACTGGCAACATTGAAAATGAGACCAACCTGAGTGCACGCAGCCAACACAATGTCATTATTTCGTCCCGGTTGAATGTCGGCAGCAACACCCCAACCATGACTCGAGAACCCCGGCGTACCCGCATCCGGTGTCTCACCGCGATCCTCACGGCCCTTCTGAAACCACTGGTTTGACCCGTGATACAAAGGTGCACCCGCAGTGCTTGTTTCAGACTCACGCAACACATAACGGTCAGCAGGAACACCCAACGGGCGATAACCCTCATTCACGCGCACAGTGACACCTTGCGCTTCACACGTCGCCAACAACCAGTCCATGCGGTCAGCCATATCCGGTTCAAACCACTCGCCGCTAACCTGCCTCATCGCGGTATAAGGGATTTGCCCGTTACTGTAACCGCCCCACGCGTCACCCATCAGCCGGAAACAAGACGGCCGATAAGCTCCAACGCAAAAGCAACCAGGGCGATGAAACCAACAGCCCACGTCACCCAATGAATCTTCGGCCCCTGCCGTTGCTCCAAGAGTGCAATCTTGGTTTCGAGGTCAGCAATCTTCTTAACGTGGTTATCGGTAGCGCGTTCCAGCCGGTCAAGTTTTTCCATCATCGCATCACTTTTTTGCTCAAGTCTCGCCAAAGCGATAAGAACATCACCAATGGTTGCTTCCGTCATTCTCTTACCCACTAAACGATAGAAGGCCGAATGTACTCGACAAGCACTTGAACACTCACGGTCAAAGACACGGTGCTGTCTTGCGAAATACCGCCAACAGTGAAGTAGTCCGTCGAGCCGTTCATGTAAGCCAGCCCGGTCGCCGAGAAATTTCTCACAGTGGCCCCAGTCCCGTAGAAAGCCGTCAGGTCAGCACCGTTACGAGTAATGCCTCCATTTCGACCACCCGTAGCGTTAGCCGCAAACTGTGCGCTCACCGTTGCACGATATAAGCCCTCAGACTTAGGGATGATGCGGTCAGGGTTTGTTGACGGGTCACGCCACGCCAGTTGATCCCACAACTCGGTGTAAGTAAACGAAGCCGAACCAGCAGAATAAGTTGTGCCCGAGGCTGTGCTACGAGTTGCAGTGCCATAAAACACGGCCTGAGAACCCGTCGGATACCACCCCGCAGTTTTTGCGCCACCCGGATTACCGCCACTGTAAACCTCAAAATACTGCCACGTCGTGCCCGAATCCTCAAGAAACGACACCATGCCCTGAGAAGGCACAGCCAAAGCCGTCGTGCGATCCGCAGCCGTAGCGAACACCATCACGCTCTGGTCAACAGCGTAACCCTGTAAATTGCTTGCTGTCAGAACTTCGCCACTAGCAAAGGCGCGATAACCCAAACCAGCCATAATCTATCTCCCTAAAAAGCCAACAAATTAGTGTCTAAAATTCCGTAATCACCGTTATCCAAACGGAACACACCCAAAAAGGTTGCCGGTTCAAACCCAATAGTTACATCATACCGCGAAGGGGTCGAAGAATGACTCCACGACGAGACAACAAGATACTCCAATAACTGTTTTCCCGAACCGCCAGGTGCAAACTCCACCACGACCGGAAACCCATACTTCGTGATCGAAGCCAAAAGAAGAGCCGTGTAACCATTCACATCTTGCAAAGCGTTAATATCAGGCAACTCGAGTACACCGTCAAGAGAAATTGTCATCGAGTCAGGACGGAACTGAGGCGCACCATAGTTGGTCACAAGATAATTCGTGAACGCTGTCTGCTCCATTAAGGTCGAATAGTTCACATCATAAGACTTCGACGTTTTGCCATACGTTTCAACCTTCAACGCATCAGTCACAACGGCAGTCCCCAAAGTTGAAACCGTCGTCACACTATTGGCCACCGTGTCATCACTGTAAGCAACCGCCAATGACGAAAAAGGAATCGTGTAAACATTCGCTGGCGCATTTGGCGAACCAGCTATGTTCGTGAAATAAAACTCAGGGTTCTCTTGAAACGAATTTCGTTGAGAAAACACAATCACGTTCCGAGAAGAAAAAACGTAACCCTGCTCCTGAAAGGCAACATTCTGAACCAACTGCAAAGCATCGCCCGAAATTGTTTCCGCCGCCAGCGTCGAGTAACCGTCGTCAACACTCCACTGAGAAGCGTTCAAACCAGCCAACGCAAGAATCCGAGCAATACGATCCCCAGTCTTTTCCTGAGGAACGGCAGTTGACGGAATATCAATACCCGCCAACCGACCGAGCGAATCCTTCGCGGAAACAATCGCAACAGCATCACCGTTCAAATCGTAGTCATACGTCCAACTGGTGATAGTGCCCCAAAAGACACCATTCGCAAAATCCAAATACAAACCAGGCACTTTGTTCACATAGGCAACCTGAATACCTTTTCCCGGATACAGCAACCCATAGTAAGGCCCAGCGACATCGTCCGGATTCCAAATACCCTCACGATTATCCAAAACAATCGTCAAAGTTCCCGGCGGTATCGTATCGAGTTCCCGGTTGCGCCCACCCTGAAAAGACACTGAACGAATCATCACACGCGAATCAGTCAAATCCTCAGTCAAGTTACCGAGTCTGCCTGTAGACGGATCATTCAGTGCGCCCGTATCTAAAATCAAGCCCGTTGGAGACTCGAGCGAAACCCGCCACTCATACCCTTGAGCCATTACGCGCTCACAAAGACGGGGCCACCCGAACGCTCAAACTTCTTAATGTACGTCACGATTTGTTGCCCGATAGCAGCAGGATCACCCACACCAGCCGTCACGTTTATGTTGTACGTTGCACCACCGCCGCCCCTCTTGCCCAAACGGTCAAGAGGAATAATCGCCTCAGGCCGACCAGCCTCAGCCACGTTCACAATCGAACCGCCAGGAGAAGGCATCACAATGCCACCCTCAGCCATGCGGGGGATATTGGCGAATGCAGGGTTACCGTAACCGCTAGTCGGCAAAGTTGGCATTTGAATAGGCTGACCGGTAATAAAACGAATCGCGGTCACAACCCGATCAAGTGCAGTCTGGAACGGAAACAACGCGCCCATAATTGCATCAATAATGCCCTTGAACACCCCTCCCCAATCACCAATAGCGCGCTGAGAATCACCCAACCACTTATTAAACCCAACACCAAAATCGGTAATTGTCCGGATAACAAAAGCAACATCCGTCAAAGTCTTAAAAGCGTTACCTGACTCTTTCGCCATGCCACCCAAACCCTGTGAACCAAGAGTCACAAGATTATTGAAAACCGGCAAGAGCTCATTCAAGAGCGGGATAGCATCATTTGCCAAGTTGGTCATCGAGTCAAGAACATCCGGCAAAAACTCGAGCATCTCCGAAAAGCCAGCCGAAGCATCACGAATAAAATCAGCAAACTCAGGCGAAGCCACAAACGAATCAACCGCCTCCTGAATAATCGGGATAGCCTCCTCAATGGCGGGAAGAAACGCGCTACCCAGGTTCTCTTGAAAGTCCTCAAGAATCGCCTGCAAACGCAGGAACGGATTAGCGGCAGCCTCAGCCGCGCCCTCAAACGTTGTGCCAAGTTCGCCAAGCAAATAATCTTGCGCCGCGATCTCACCATTCGTCTCAAGCGTCTGCTTGTAAATATCCTTTTGAGCGTCAGTGAAAACGATTCCTGCACGAAGCAACTTACTCAGCGCGGTTTCTTCATCACCCGCGACCTTGATAAACGCGGACCCAATCTGCTCGATAGACTTGCCCGTTCCCGCAGCAACATCAAGGGCAACCTTCGCCATATTCTTTAGGCCGTCAACACCCTTACCCGCCAACTCAGGAACAGCAATAAAGCCACGGATCACCGAGTTGATAACCTCATCGTCAACACCCGTAAGTTTTGACAACTCAGTTGTAAACGACGTGATCTGTTTAACCGCGCCCTTAACCTCATCAGCCGTCTTACCAAACGCCCCCGAGTTCTTCGCAATCTGCTCAAGAGAACGAGCAACAGCCTCACTCTCGGCAGCCGCCTTAATCGAATCAATCCCAAAAGCCACAGCACCCGCAGCAGCCGCCGCAAACGCCGCACCCGCGGCAATACCAAAACCGCCAGCAACCTTGCCCAGCTTGTCAAGGCCACTCGTCGCCTGCCCGATACCCTTAGCATCAAACTTCGAAAGAATATTAAGACTAATAGGCATTAGCGATCCATCTCATTCGTGACAATGCGTTCAAACTTCTCGACAACCCTGTTCGCCGCCCGATTCAACAAAGCGCGTTGCCCCCAAAAATACTTCCACGCAATACGGTTACCGCCCTTACCCTTCAACGGGCCAAACTTCTCCGTCATCATGGCAATAAAATGCGTGCCCTGAGGTGTATTGCCCGAAGCCCCCAACGAACCAGCCTTCTCCGCCGCAATATAACCAGGCGCGCCCTTAGGCGAATCCGCCTTGATAGCAAGAAGCGGAGTAACGTCACGTTTGCGAGAACCCGTCAACGAAATAGAAACCTTCGTCACAGCACCCTGCCAGATCAGGGAACGGGCAGAATATCCCGCCATGCCAGACAACGGCGGAGTGACCTGAATACGCGCCTTGATAATGCTCGCCATATCCTGTGCAGTGCCCCGCAACTCTTTGCGAAACTGTGTCGCAAGTTTCGGATCAATGGCCTTGAGTTGCGCCACCATGTCACGCACACCATCAGCGCGCACATCATAAGCAATCATCAAGAACTCCCTAAGCCAAGTTTACCGCCTACGAGCGCGGTTTATGCTTCGCAATTAGGTAGCGTTCCATAGTCCACAACATGCGCGGCGACAGTTGAACAAGCTCACGAGGACTTATGCCCGTCTCGCACGCAATCACAGCAAGATTCCAATGAACCGACGTTGCGCCGAGACCCGCTATTTTTTTACTTCAGGAACCTCAACGGCAGAGATGGTTTCAGCGTAAGGCTCGAACTCAAGCGCGGTTTGCTTCGTCCGAGTTTCGGCCTTCCACGCGATGAACACCAGCCAAGACAGGCGCACACCCTTTTGGAAATCGGCAACCGACTTGTCAAACTTGTCCTCGAACGCCATTAGGTCAGCAACAACAGCCGTCACTTCACGCGACGTTCCATCAATGAACTTGATCAGTAGGTTAATGGGATTCATGGTTAGGCAGTGCCTCGCGTGATACCTGCAGTGCCAGCCGTAGGCCAAGTCACATCACGAGTAGCAAGGTCGCCCACGTTGCCCGAAATCGGGTTAACCTGCGATACCAGGTATACGCCCGTGTATGACGGGTTGGTTGCGCTTGCAGGAGTTCCAGCCGGGGTGACGACCACCGTGGCGTTCGTTCCAAACAAGTTCCAAATCGTCGAGTCAACCGCGTCTGAACCGCTAGTTCCAAAGTCGTTGTGGAACGAAAGCGTGATGCTTCCATCCTTCAGACCTGCCACGCGGGTGCGGAAACCAGAACCACCAAACGCGGTTGTCTCCACCTCATCGCTTGAAAGGTCAATGGTGACGGCAGCGAGGTGGTCGCTAAAGTTTGTGCCGTTGATTGTCGTTACGACGTTAGTCAAAACGAATTTAGCCATTTTTTATTTCTCCATTATTCTGCGTAGACCTGAACTGCGAAATCTGCGGCGAGATATGTTTGCTCACCTAAGTTTAGCGCACCAATCGTTGACATTTCGGAGAGACGACAATCAAAAGCCGAACCGCCCAACTGCCGATCCGACTGCACCGCCGTCTTTATCGAACGCTCACCGTTACCCGCGTAAGCGTCAAGTTTCCGTTGCGCGTCCCGTTCAGCCACACGGCCAACAATCAACGTCACCGTAAAGTTGTACAACGTCATCCCACGGTTGAAATCAAGGTCGTAAGAAACGTTGTTCAACGCAATCACCGCGATAGGTGGTGACGGGTTATCCGGAATCTCCGCCGAAACACGCAACCCCGAAATGGTGGCAATATTCGCCGCCAACCCGGCACGAATCTCAGCAATAGCCACTAGGCCGCACCAACCTTACGGAACGGGGCCACGAGAGCCTCAACGTCCGGGTCAAAACGGCCCACACGCATAGAACCAAGGTCGTTACTGATCATGCCCAAAGGCGCATCCAAACGCTTAAACAAACGCATAGCAAGAATCACCGTAGCCTGACGAATAGCCGCCGGAACAGCAGACCAACCAAACACACCCACAACCTGAATCAACGCCTCAAGTTCATAAAACGTGCCCGCCGAGAAAGACGGCATCAAGTAATTACCCGTGGCGCGAATCCGAG